GAGTGCACGATNTGTAANAGAGACCACACTAAAGATACAGCAGTCAAGAAAATCTCCTTGATGTTTTTCCAAATCATATAAATACTCCTTACGTATTTTACAGTAAATAGGCGGAATGTCCGCATTTAAATAAGCCATAATTTATTTTATCTCTCCCCAGTTAGGTCCAGACTCATAATCAACTTTATTGGGAACTTTTAAATTTACTGCATGTTCCATTATTTCTTTTATTTTAACAGCTTGAGCCTCCGATTCAATAGAAAAATCAAGTTCATCATGAATCTGTATATGTCCTAAAATTCCTTCTTTATATAAATTAACCATAGCTTTTTTAGTCATATCAGCAGCACTTCCTTGAATTAATTTATTTAATGCTTTGTAAGTAAAGGCTCTTCTAGTTGGATTATTATGCCAATAATTTTTTCTTTTATTACCATCTTTGTCTGTAATAATTTTATCTTCATTATCTTTTAAAAATGGACCCATAGCTTTTAATTCTTCCATTCTTTCATGATCTTCTGCAGGTACAAATGTACCCCAATCACTACCACGCAATACTGGTTCATATTTAGGAAACCTACAACGTCTACCCAATAAAGTTTTTATTTGTCCTTTAGCTTGAGAAGCATTCATAATTTTATTCATTAGCTGTTTAACAAAAGGAACCTTATTATGATAAGTTAAAAATAATTCATCAGATTTTTCTTTGGTTACATTTAATTCATTTTGTAATTTAGCTTTACCCATTCCATAAAANAAACCTAAATTAATTGTTTTAGCTTCTTTACGATCTATTAAAGCCATGTCTGCAACAATTTGATGAAAATCTGTAGTTGGATCTTCTAAATAAGAATCAGCAATAACTTGAGCAGAGGGTAATCCAAATCTTAATGCATAGTGTGCAACAAGTCTTGGTTCTTGTTGTGAGTAATCAAACGTACCCCACTTACAACCTTCTTCAGGTATAAATAAACTTCTAATTAGTGGACCTGTTTCCGGATCTCTCGCTGGAATTTGTTGTAGGTTTGGATTAGAATAACTAAATCTACCAGTTACCGTTCCTCCATCATCAGATCTAATTTGATTTATATCTGCATGTATTCTACCTTTGTGTTCATGAGTTAAAATAGTATCAATAAATGTTGTACGAACCTTGTTTATTTTTCTAGCTTCTGCTATCATAAGAACTACAGGATTATTATGTTTAGAAATAAAATTTTTAGTAAATGAAGGAGAGTCAGTCTTTTCAGTACGGTCATAAGGTAGGTTCAATTTTTGAAAAACTTTTTCAATTGATCTTGCTGCCCATATCTGAGTGTCTACTCCTGTGTCTATTTTTATTTGTTGTATTAGGTTTTCTTCTTTTATTGCCAGTGCTGTTTTTAATTGATTGGCTTTCTCAATATCTACCCGAACACCTAGGTGGCGCATATCAACTAAACAAGGAAACAGATCAGTCTCAAGATTAAATATATCTTGAAGATCATCTTCTACAATAATTTTTTTTAAATGTTGCCAAAGTTTTAAAGTTAACTCCGCATCTTTTTCAGCATAAGATCCAACTTCTTGTGCTGGTAATCTCCACATATCAGCTTTAGGATCTAATCCTCTTTCTTTAGCTGCTTTATTTAATAAAGCTTCGTTTTTACCTTGTTTTAAATATACCCACGATAAAGAATTTAATGAATATTGAAATCTATTTTCATCTATAAGAGATGCTGCAATCATAGTATCTAATATCAAACCATTGATTTTTATACCTAAATTACGTATCCAACATACATCATACATTGCATTATGAAATAATTTTGTAGCAGGTGATGCACAAACATCTTTAAACCAATCTAAAACTTTTTTACGATCCATGTTAGGACCTTCCCCATGAGCAATTGGATAATAACCTTTCCAACCATCTACAGCAACAGCTATACCTACAACTTCACCATTACCTGTAATGGCTCCTGAACCCTGTTTCTTTAAATCTGGATCACGTGTTTCTAAGTCAATTGCAATTTCATTAGCTTTTCTTAAATCAGGAAACTCTGTAGGAGCTACCCATTCTGTAGTTGGTATCAACATTATTTTTTACCTTTTGTATCTTTCATTGTTTTAATTTCTAATTCACAATAATGAATTATTTTCTCAAGGTCTTGTATTCCCGCTTTGTTTTTATAGCGACAAACATATTTTATAACATTGCCTTGAAAAAAAGAAAGATCGTTTTTAGAAATAAATTCATATGGTTGAATATAAAAATCTTTGTAATGGGATCCTCCAATTTGTTTATCTTGTGGAAATGAATCTTTAAATATATCTTTATGTGTCATTTTAATACCTCCATTATATTAATTACAAAAAAAGTTAGTGCTATTGTTATAAATATATCTGATGTTATCATCATAGTTTGTACTCGTTTCTTTTTAGGTTAGCTTTTAGTTTATATAAATTATTTCTGGCTCGTGTTATTCCCACATACCAAACTCTATGTTCTTCGTCGTGTTTATCTATACTTTTAAGCATAGCTTTTTTTATTTTATTACCTATGTCTAGACATAAAATTACATTATCTTCTTCACCACCTTTACTAGCATGAATAGTTGATATAGATATTCTAGCGTCTTCATCTAAATTTTCTCCATTATCAATCATATTTTTTATATAAAATTTTTCTTTTTCATCAGCCTCTTGAAATGCATCAAACCATTCAACTTGATGATTCCATTTTTCACTTCCTATAAATTCACTTATATCTTTAATATCTTTTTCTTCTAATATTTTACCCATACACCAATAAGTATATTTCATAGCAGCTTTATATAATCTGACCTTAAAACTTTTTTCTTTTTTAACTTTAAAATATAAATTTCTTTTTATTAGTTCTTCTTTAATAGAACTTAATCTTGAAAGAGTTCTAGTTAATATTAACCATTTACCTTTATTTAAATCTATTTGATCTAGATTATTTATATTCTCACTACTACCTTCAAAATTTCTAGGATAATAATTTTTATCTTTTCTTACACCTAAAATTTTACTAATAGGTATATCTGACTCTTCTTGAATTTTTTTAGATATTCTTTTTGAATACTTTAATACTTTTTCTTTTGCAGGTTCTTCTATAAATCTTTCCACATTAGCACCAGCCCAAGCATAAATAGCTTGGTCATCATCTCCTGCTAAATAAATATCATCTGCACATTCTTTTAATTTATCATATAACTGCCATTGTAATGGAGATAAATCTTGTGCTTCATCTATAAAGATAACTTTAAATTTAGGAAGGTTTTGTTTGTTTATTAAATTTTTAATCATGTCATTGAAATCTAATAACTTTCTTTTTTCTTTATATACTTTTAAATTGTCATCAATGTATTTTAATAAATGCCATTTTATTTCTTTACTATTATGTTCGTTTCTATCAAACTCTTCTCTAATACTAACGTCTCGGTTCATAGCTTTACCTACCATTTGAAAGTAGGGACTATCACAATTTAAATAAGACACTTCTTCTTTGTTATATTTATCGTGATACTTAACTTTTATATTTAAAAGTTTACCTAACTCTTCATAATGAAAAGGTTGCATTACATCTTCTTCATTTAATGTTAATTGATGATACGCAAAAGAATGTAGTGTTTGGAAATATGGAAGTTTTTTATCTTCTGCAGGCATTCTATTTTTTGCTTCTGTAGCTGCCTTTTTAGTAAAAGCAAAGTAACCTATCTTATGTAATGGTGTACCAATTCTTACATAAGCTTTGGCTCTAGATATTAGTTTATATGTTTTACCCGTACCTGGTGGTCCATAGTATTTATATATCATTAAACAATATCCTTTTCGTCCTCTATATCTACAATTTCTTCAACATCTTCTTCTTCTTTTTCAAAAAGATATAATGGTATTACCGCACAACCTCTAACACCGGGGTATGCTTTACCTGTTTTTTTATCTTTACCTGGATATCTTTTTCTTTGATCAAATTCAGGTTTAGGTTGACCTTTATATTCTTCTTTCTCAAATAACTTTTCAATCATGTGTGAAGTTCTAGAAGAATCTTTTTTCCATTCCCTATCTTTTAAATAACTAAAAAATTCATCATAAACAAAATATGCATAGACCTCATCTTTAAAAACGTTTCCACTTTTAAATGAATGATAGTTAGTTGCTTTTGTTTCATTAATAAAATTAGTTAAATATTTCGTTAGTATCTCATAAGGCCTGGTCCCTGGAGCCGGTTGCACTATATCTATAGTAGTTAATAAAGCTTTTTGTATTTCGTAAAAGTCCATAGCTTTTATTGGAGGAGGAAGTATGTCTGCTTGAGCCATAATCAAACCACGCATTTCTTTTATATCTTTTATTTTATTTACATCTTTTGCATGGATTGGAACTGTTTCTCCATCATCTCTTTCAACAGTAAAATAATATTCTGGATCAGGTTTAAAATCTATTTTTTGTAAATTTCCTAATACCGGCCAACTAGCCTTAGCTTCACTTGTTATTCCAAATTTTCTTTTAACACATTCTGATTTAACACAAACAATATTAATTGGGTCTTGATGACAAGTATGACCTGCAGTTGGTTTGTCCCAACTTTTTATTTTTTGTTTTACATGATCATCTGTCCAGTTTTGATCAAACTTAAAATAATTTCTAGCTGCTTCTAAAACTTTATTCTTCCAATTGTCAGAGTATTTCTTTTTAGCAAACACCATGTAGTTATATAAAAATCTATCTCTATTATCTGTCATTATTTCTTTTGTTAAAATACCCAAACAAGGTGGACCATCTTTAAATTCATCTGCACCACCCGTTAATTCGTCTTGAACTATTTTTTCTTTTATAAAAGTTAATTGTTCTTTTTTAATTTTATTTAATTCAACACATTGTAAAAATGTATCTAATGACATTTCAGTTCCATCTGGATTTAATGCAACTCTTTCTACTTTATTAAAATATGGAAGATTAATAAAGTTACCATTCATTTTTTGTCCATCAGTATTGGAACCTAGTTTAGTTTGTTTAGGAAATATTTCTGTTTTAATTGTAAGATTAAATAAAAATAATACTTGTTCTAAAAATTCTTTTATCTCTAATGCTTTAACTGGTTCTTTTGTAAATACATATAAATGTAGTCCATTACTTTTTGATTTTATAGGAATAATTGGAAGTTCTTTTTTTTGAATTACATCTAAATAAAATTTTATATCAAAATTTTTATATATTTTAGGATCTATATCTATAGCACCAAAACGAGCAAAATTATTATCATCACAAGGTTGAATACCTATAGATTTTTTTCCTTCTAAATGTTCTTCGTAATCTTTTTGAGTAATTGATTTGCCGGCCCAACCATAATCACCGGAGTTAAATTTTATTTTACCTGTTTGTGGATCTTTATATCCTTTTGCAATATTACAAAACCCAAAATCTCTCTGCAAACCTGTAAAACAATCTGTAAATTGATTCATTTCTATTCCTTATTCTTTATTTTTTATTATGTGGGCGAACACAGTCTCCCGTATCCGCCCATTCTCCGAAGTATTCACTTAGTGAATTATACAATATCCTCAGTTTGAGGTTTGTTGCTTTTCTCATATTCAGGTTTAGCAGAACCTTTAGACACAGTTTTTTGTAATTCCTGTGCCATTACATATAAGTCAGCATCCTCTTTATTGGATACATCTAATGATCTGTTCATAGATGGTTTGTAGACATGCCAGCTTTTACTTCCTGCAACTTTACCTACAGTTTTTAAATTATAAACTGCTGCATAAGCTGCTGGATTGTAAACACCTTTGTCATCTTTAAATCTAAGATTTTTAATCAACTGATTTAATTCTCTCGCAGGTGTTAAGTTAGATGATCTCATAGTAATTAC